TATGTGCACTCTAATATTTTTAAAGCAGATTGGGAGCTAGACGCTATCTCACTATTAACTTAAATTTGGGGCTATATATGGTTTCTTCGACTACATCATACCTAACCGATATTTCGTAAACTCCACGTGCTCCCCCTAACAAATCGTCGGTAAATTTTGCAGTTATTGTGTTAGTGTCCCATAAATATGAAATTTGACCGTCCGAACTCAATAGGGTAGTACTCGCTGTATCATCGAAATCAGCTATCATAACTCTATTCGAGAGAGCTGGACTATCATTTAGCTTAACAATTCTCATAGATGCATTAGATATGAGCGCACCCGTCTCTATTAAATTACGCAAACTCTCTTTAATTGGCTCATTATCTACGACTAACGCTGTCTTTACTTGGACACGCTTTTTGCTGCCTAATTCAATATACCGCTGAACCAGTTTATTGGTAGTAGTTACCTCCAAAGGTTCCGTTACCGCAAAAGTATTAGCGGTCTCCATATTGAATGTGTTTACGTAAATCTGCGCTCTTGATCCTTCCGTCTGAACAACAGTCCAAATATCAAGATATCCTCCTGTTGCAGATGCGGTATTGTTGTATTGAGTCGCCCACTCTGGAGGTGCGCTATCCTTAAAGTAAGCGCCACTCGGTTCTAAGATAACGACAAAGTGACCATTTTTTTCTTTAAAAATAGCAGATGCGGAAAACCTTCTATCACCAGTGTAGTTGGTTTCCATACCCATCGCGCTCATATTCGCATCAAACCCGATTCTGTCCCCGTTATCGTCCCTTTTATAGTTATGGAACAGCATATTGGTAGCTACTGAACTAACCAGACCGTAGTTTGCATCTCCCGCCGTCCTGTTTACGTATGGATCTGCGGTACCAAATGCGGTATTAGGAAAAACATGTACCGAGCACACCTGAAAAGGGTCGTTTAACGCTCCTGTGTTGTAGTTATAAAAATCTAGTTGTGCTGGAACGAGGGGGCTGGGGCGATCTCCGCGCCGGATTACTGTATAACCGTTGAATGTTGTCATGTCTTATTTATTTAGGGAGGCATAGGAGTCTTTTTCTTTTTGATTCTCCTCAATTAATAAGTCCATAAACTCCTTCCGCTCTATAGCGGGCATAAACATTATATCCTGGTAACTGAATCCCGCGTGTTTTACTAAATAGTACGCTTCATGCGCTAGATTGGAGATTCGTACATCTAGCTCACTGAGAAAAAAGATTCAGAAAACGGAATAAGACTTTCAGTAACAACACCGCAGCTGGCGCATTCATAAGACATTGATTTATTCATACCATAGTTATTTTTGGTAACCGATTCACGGAAAAAAGCAAGATCTTTGACTGTAGTTGCCTCAAAAAAACCTTTAATCACTTTGTGTTCACTATATTTGCCGACTGATAAAGCAAATCGCCATAGATTGTCGATTAACTTTTCTGGATTTTCAAAATAAATTTCATCTTTGCAGCGGGGAGTTACGAACTGAACCTCCTGCTGGGAATCGGGCAACGTTATTGTAAGAGGTTCCTTGTAACTATCTTCCACATAGTTAATTGGAACGTCCGAAATATTAACCGTTAGTTGGTTGGTGGTGCCGCATTCCCCACATTCTGTTGCAATAACATACTCATTGCCATAAGAAATCCCGTAGCTTAAACAGAATATAATTTTTATCCTCCAAGGTCATGGAGTTGTAGTCTAGTCCTTCTACACATTCTCCAATTAGAGTATTAATAATTTTTGCCCCGTGGGAGGCATTCTTAATACTGCGTAACTTCCTTTCTTGAGCAAACGTGAAAGGTTTAATCATGATACTTTCATCACAATCAACATAAGCCAACCCCCTAGAAGGAAGTTTTAAGGATCTCCAGTCTTGAGATACCGTTACGTTCGATAGAAGGTCTGCTACGGCGTCCGCGAGCTTTCCATCAAAATGTTCTGTAGGTGTGGGCTTACTTACGTCGTTTGGATCATTATGAATAGGTTTAGTGATTTGTTGGGAGGGACGTGTAGCTACTGGAGCCTCTGGAATATTCACACCTTCTCCTGGCTCGGCACCTGATTTCTCCATATGCTCTCTTGCCATCTCAATGAGGCTTTTTTCTTTTTCGGGTTTTGACATGTTTAATTAAAATAGTTTGGAACTATTATACTATAATAGTGATATGCTAAAAATTATTGTAAAAAATAATGAATCTTTCTTAAAAACAGAAAACAAAAAGCTTCTAACCACCCTAAGAAAGAAATATAGCGCTAAAGTTCCTGGCTATAACTACTCCGCTGCCTACAAGAAGGGTGGCTGGAATGGTGAAAAGCACTTTTTCTCTGATAAAACAGGGAAATTTGGAACTGGTCTTCTGTCTCATATTGAAGAAGACCTCACTTATTTAGGTATGGACTATAAAATCGAAGATTTACGTACTACCAACCACTCCGACGACATCTCGTTGCCGGGGGTGACTTTACGTGAGTACCAGGAATCCATGATTAAGAAGGCATTGGAGGCTAAAGGATGTATTGTTAAGGCTCCTACAGGCGCGGGCAAGACCCTTATCCTTGGTGGAATACTTAAAGCACTGGTGGGAAGGACGGGATTAGTCTTTTTTACAAAGAAACAGTTACTTAAGCAGACCTACGATAAACTTAAAGAGTGGGGGATTGACGTGGGACTTGCTTTTGGGGATGGAGTNATACTTAAGCCTATGACCCTATGTACTGTCCAGTCTATCGACAAGATTATGGATACCCACCTCAAACAATCAGAGTTTATCATCTTCGATGAAGTTCACGAATTTGCCAAAGGAAAAATCGCCACAAAGGTCATAAAATCTTTCCCTAACGCGGCTTACAGAATTGGGATGACTGCCACAGTGCCGCGTGATCCTATGAGTAAACTAAACCTTATCTCAGGTCTAGGTAATGTTATTGAGGAGGTAGATGCTCAGGGTCTTATTGATGAAGGCTTTTTAACTGAACCCATTATCCAAATAATCCCAATCAAGGACACCGGAACCGTAGAGGATACTGATCTGTCCTATCGTGAAGTGTACGAGAAATTCGTGACTGAGAATGATACGCGGAATGATTTGATTGTAGAATTAGTAGAAAAAATACAACAAAAACAATCTAGAACCCTTATAATAGTTAAAGACCTTAAACACGCTGAGATTTTACATTCCCGCATCCCCAACTCCTTTAAATTAGAAGGAAAAGATGATTTGGTAACACGGAAAAAAACTATTGATGCGTTTAAGGACAACTCAATCTCTGTTCTCATAGGCACCACCATTATGCAAACTGGCATTGATATTCCAGAGATTACCCACTTGATTAANGCTCGGGGCTTAAAGTCTGAGATTGCTACCTTACAGGCGCTAGGAAGAGCCCTAAGAATTCACAGGTCTAAGAATCGTGTTTTTATCTANGATTTCTTCGATAGAGCACCCTATCTAGAAAAACATGCTAAAGAGAGGATTAAATCTTATAAATCCCTCGGAATGGAGATTAAGAAATGAAAAATAAAAAAGAAGAAGAAAAAAAATTAAACGAGTTAACACCCCAAATGGTGGAACGTATNACTATCATGACCCAAACCCTAACTCAAATGAAAGCTACGGGAAAGACCGTTAANGAACAAACAATAAAGGAGCTGGATAATTTAATATCCGAACTCCTTGTATTGCGTTCTAGCTTTGTAGATAACGTTATTAACTGGACTAAGCAGGGCTATCTTGTGGAGGAGTAGGNTCTTCACCTTCACCCGCTTCCGCATCTTCCTCTTCGTCCTCAATACTCTCTTCATCAAAGTTTAAGTCGATTTTCTTAGTTACATCTTCTAAAGAAGCGACTAAGTCTCTCCACTCACTGTTGTTAGCCTGGTCTTCGATTTGGTCGTTTTCGACCCCTTCTGCTTCCGCATCTTCCTCTTCCTCGGTAGGTTCAGCCGGAGCTTCCTCTTCAGTTTCCTCTTCAGTTTCCTCTGCTGTAGCTTCCACCCCTTCTTTACGGAGTTTCTTAAGGTCTTTGGCGTCAATATCGCCATCTTTGTCCTTATCCAGCTTCTCTTGGTCTCCGGGCAGGTCGTTCTTGTCATCATCGACATCCCCTTCCTCATCCGCTGTCAGCTTGCTGTCGTCATCCTTATTGCGGTCCTTGGCTTTGATGTCGCCTTTGTTGCCGCCCCAATCTTTATCTTTCTTTTTTTTCTTTTTACCTTTTACGTTTTCACTATCACCCTTTTCACCTTCTCCAGCATTCCCACCAGAGTTTGACATAGCGTCATCATCCCCATAATACTGAGCTTCACCAAGGTTGTGTGATAGATAATCGGACAATTTCTTCATATGGAAGTCCTCATCGATATCCACAACATGGAACTGAGATTCTGTCATAACTTGTGAGAGAGTATTGGAAATATCCAGAACCTGAACACCACCTTTACGCGACATACAAGTTGCAAACTCTTTGAGCACGTCTGAAAGGATACCTTCTTCACAGGACTCGGCGATCATGTCCAATACTTCCGATTGAACTTCGGCAAGACCCTTGAAAGAAGGGACAAAACGAAGGCTCTGTATGTTCACCCCATACTTGGAGTTTAAAGCCTCAAGAACAATTGTCTTCAGGGGCTTCTTGAATTCATAGATTTTGTTAACAAACTCACGAATGTCTTTTTGTGGAACGGTATCGGGATTGCTTACCTGGAAAGTAGCATCCATTACGCTGGTTAAATCTACTTTATTCGCTAGTGCAAGGTAGGGTACTGCTGCAACAGCCTCTTTAAGAGAATCCTTAACAATCGGATCGGTAGCATAGATTTTAGATGCTAATGAAGAGATGTTATCATTATGATGCCACATCTTAGAGAATGACTCCTTAGCTTCAAGTAACTCCTTACGGACCAACTCTTTATCACAAACCATTTCGTATAAAGTTCTCTTAGAATTGATAGGAACTACAACAAATTCTTCCTTAAGATTCTTGATGTCTAGCTTAGGTAGGTCATAGGTATCACCTACTACCTTGGAGAGACGGAGTCCTTCAACTAATTTAGCGTTAGTTGAGAGAGTATCAACATTCTCTTCAAGGAATTTCTTGAGGAGGGGCAACGCTTCCCTAAACTTTTTATATGATTTGGTCTCGAAGATATTGTACGACTCGTTAAATCTGTCTAATCTCTTAGAAAGCTTCTTGCGGCTATTGCC